TTACACTGAAGCTCTATACTATGGTCAGTATATAGCCAATAAATACGCGGCAATTAGCGTTCGCACCTCACACCGCTATGGCTTCCTGCAAGAAATGACTAAGGAGCATTACGACATTGTATCAGAGACAAAGGAAGAAAGCTACTTCAGCAGAGTGATGCGTGGCTATGAAGCCCTTGAAGAGATCAGCAAAGATTTACCATAACCAAACCATAAACCAAACAGAACATGATTATTAAAACAGCAACCTACCCTTATGGCCCAGCCAAACACATGGACGCGGACACACTTGTCCAACGCCTACAAGTTGTCTCAGGGCACCCTCGCTTTGTCGATGACTACGCTGGCTCGCTATCCGAAGGAGAAGAATATTGGATACCTGGTGTTCACATGAAGTCTAAGAAGCGCACGGGAGATCAAATCCTAGCATGGATGGAAGATAGTGGCATTGATCCAGAGTTTCAGTATGACGTAGATATGCGTCCCGAGTCCGTAATCCTATACAACAAGCACGGCCAGTCTCTGGTGACCTACCCTTACGGAACAGGTTGCCTACGTGAAGCTTGTGAGTTCGTGATGGATCAAGAGGAACGCGAAGACAGCTAGTATGCCTAAATCTAAAAGCTCGAAACATCCCCACTCACTAGAGTCGGAGACTGTTGTTCTTGCGTCCTGTCTTCTGTCTGAAGATGGTTCCGTTTACGACGAGGTGTCACAGGTTGTTCAACCCTCTGACTTCTATGTAGCTCGCAACTCTACAATCTTCTCCACTATGGGGCAGATTGTGGGGAAGGGGTTGGAGTTATCAGACATCACACTACTGGAGCAGCTACGCTCCGATGGCAACGAGAAGGAGATTGGTGGTATCGGAACCATCTATACAATTCAAGAAGCCTGTGAGACAGCCACCCACGCCAAGTATGCCGCCAACATAGTCAAGGAGAAGTCTAAGCTTCGCCAGACCATCCGTCATTGTAGGCTCGCCATTGAGGAAGCAGAGGAGGGGGAGGAAGAAGCAGACTCTGTTACGTCTAGGCTAGAAGCCTCGTTACAGTCCCTACAGGACGTTGATGATGGTAAGGGAGACGGGAGTATCAGAACTGCTGCCGAAGCCCTCAGAGAGGACTACAAGGCTATGGTGAACGGAACCTATGAGGTGTCTGCCATGCCCACTCGTATTGCACAGGTGGATGAGAAACTTAGCTGTGGTGGCGTAGCCAAGGGAGAGGTGATGGTGATTGCCGCACCTACGTCCTGTGGTAAGACTGCCCTTGCTCTGAACATCGTCTTGCAGAACGCAGTTACGCACCACATACCAGGTCTTTACTTCTCATTTGAGATGCAAGCTAAGTCTCTGGCTAACCGCATGATTCAAACCTGTGCCGCTACACCACTCAACCGCTTGCACGATGGGATGATGAAACCAGAATACCAGAAGCGTGTATGGGAAGCAACAGACAAGATGGCAGAGGCTCCTATCTTCACCAACCACTACGTTAAGAGTGTGGATGAGTTACGCGCCAAGGCTCGTATGTATAAGCGCAAGCACAAGATTGAGTGGATTGTTATAGACTACCTTCAGCTTGTGCCTTGGGATCGTAAGATGAAAAAGAACGATGGCATAGCTGAGGTGTCACACCAAGTAAAACTGATGGCTATGGAGTTGGACGTTCCTGTCTTCCTGTTGGCACAAGTCAATCGTGAGGGAGCCAAGCGTGAGTCTGGTCTTACCTTGTATGACCTCAAGGATTCTGGTGACATTGAAAATGACTCCGACATCATCTTACTTCTATGGCCTGATGGCAAGGATGTGGATGAGGCTCGTCGAGTAGATGCAGAGCATGGGGCTTACGTTTCATTGAAGTATAACATAGCCAAGCAGCGTGAAGGTGCGCGTGATGTGAAGGGTAAGTTCATCTTCAAGAACCACATAGGACGTTTTCATTGATGCCGTGTTACAGGATTACATACACCCGTCGAGATATGCCCTCACCCTGTAGTGCTATTAAAACAGCACACACCGAGGACGAAGCAATTAAATGCTTGACTACTGGCAGTAAGAATAAAGGATACAAACTAAAGAAGACGAATGTTCCCATCACCATTACTAATATAAAAGAACTAAACTAAAACTAAAACTAAAAGAAAGATACAATGTGGATACTACCAAAACAATTACACACCTCAGCCTATGTTCTGGATACGAAGGAATTGGGCTTGGACTCAGAAGCGTTCTCCCAAATCTGCGAGAGATCGCTTACGTGGAGAGGGAAGGATTCCCTGTCGCGAACCTGGTTGCAAAGATGGAAGAGGGAAAGCTGGATGCAGCACCTGTCTTCACGGACGTTAAGACCTTCCCATACGGAAAGTTTCGTGGATGCGTGGACATCCTCTCTGGAGGATTCCCGTGTCAGCCATTCTCAGCTGCTGGAAAGCGTCAAGCTACTGAAGACCCCAGACACCTCTTCCCCTACATCGCAGACGGAATCAGAGAGTGCCAACCTAGAATTGTTTTCCTCGAAAACGTACAAGGAATCCTCAGTTGCAAGACAGCCGACGGAGAGCCAGTTCTCCAGTATGTCCTCAGAGAGTTGGAAGGATTGGGTTATCGAGCAACGGCAGGAATATTCTCAGCGGAAGAAGTCGGCGCGCCTCATCAGAGAAAGCGAGTCTACATCCTTGGGAAGGCCAACAGCGAGGACATCGGACGCGGAGGGTGGACGCATCGAGACGGAGATGACAGACCAGGGCTTCAAGAGCAAGAGGCACAAGAGCAATCAAACATTCGGGGCGAAGCTGCGGGATGCAGTAGAGACTCACGAGGAGGGGAAGAACTGGCCAACAGCAACCACGAGGGACTGGAAGGACACCAATGCTACAGTTCCTCCAAGCAGGGCGAACCCATCCAAGCAGACACTTGGTCAGCGGGTAGCACACGTTGGCCTTCAAGACCAGGCGAACCCCAACACGAATGGGAAGAGCCAAGAGTCGTGGCCGACACCAGTATGCCCGGATCCTCAAGACAGCAACAACACGGCAATGAATGGCCGAATAAAGAGGAAGCAGCGCGATCTGGGTCATGCGACAAACGGCAAACTAAACCCAAACTGGGTCGAACACCTAATGGGTCTTCCAGCAGGGTGGACAGACTTAGGCTCTTGGGAAACGGAGTAGTTCCTGCTACCGCAGCCAAGGCATTCGTCACATTAATCCAAAGGTTAATATGAGATACATATATATGCTTAACATGGACAACGAGAAGTTTGAGTCCTGCGATGTTGTCGTAAAGTTCGTGACTGATTCGGGTGGACTATTCGATGGATTCACTTCCATCTATTCCAATAAACCGCTTTACCCTGAGGACTTAGCCCACCTCGAAGAATGGGTAATGCAGGGCGAGGATCAGTGGGAACCGCAAGTTGACAACTGGAACCAACATAACATAAAACTAAAAAACCATGAAAGAATTAGAAAAGAGCCTACTGGGAACAATCCTAAAGGCTGAGATAAACGATGGGTGCAACGCCCTACTGAATGAAGCAAAGGAGTCCGGCATCAACGCTGACTTCTTTACGGCCCACGATACTCAGTCAATGTGGGAGGCTATGTGCAAGCTGGACTCCAAGGGAGTTATCCTTGGCACGATGTCCCTGTTCACGGATATGTCCAAGGGCCAGAAGGGACTCGATGCTAACTCAGTCTGGGCTACGCATGACAAAGGTCTAAGCGAGTTGCACTTCAAGGGACTGATGGATGACATGGTGGAGTCCCATAGGACACGGAACCTCTCCCGTCTCTCTCTGATAATTAAGGACGGCTTACAGGAGGGTAAGGACTCCGAAGAGATCCTTACTACTATACAGGGTCAGTGCGATTCCATATCCTCGTTGACTCCTACTAGAGATACTCTACAAACCATTGTTGATCAAACATTTAAGGATGTTACAGGTAAGGTAGATTTTTCTAAATACCTACGGACTGGCATCCAATCAATTGATGATGTCCTCTACAGAGGTGGCTACGGATCAGGTCAGCTGTGCGTCCTAGCTTCACGGCCAGGGTGCGGAAAGACCGCATACGCCTTGAACTTCTTGAGCAACACCTGCACGTCAGGAAACGGTATGTTACTCTTCAATCTTGAGATGGGTGCGAATCAGATAATGAAACGTATCTTCAGTATTAAGTCAGGACTTCATATGCGTAGGTTCGAGGACGGGCTAGCCCCAGCGGACAAGATGCAAACACTTAGGAAGACTACCGAAACCGTGAAGGGTTGGAACTGCTGGATCCGTGACAACGTATACAGGTTGGACCACATACTAGCAACAGCTAGGGGTATGCACAGAAAGCATAAGGTAAATGGAATCATTATTGATTACTGCCAGTTGATAAAGCCCACGTCCAAGAACATATCCAGAGAGCAACAAGTCGCAGAGATCAGCCGTGAGTTAAAGCTACTTGCCAAGGACTTAGATATACCCGTCCTGTTACTAGCACAGGTGAACCGTGAATCCGAAAAGGATGACCGCTCTCCTATTATGTCCGACCTCCGTGAGAGTGGAGCCTTGGAGCAGGATGCTGACAGTATTATATTCCTGTGGCAGACATTATCAGAGAGGGAACAGAAGATGGACTACGTCCGCTGGACTCTAGCCAAGCAGAGGGAGGGCATGGGATATACTCAAGGCCGTATCCTCTTTAACAAAGGAACTCAGAAGATGGAGGATCACTCGCAGTTCATTTGATATGAAGCCCTCTCAAAAGCGGACAGTACGTTACCATAAAATCATTGAGGATTTTTTCGGTGGCTATGTCTGCGGTGAGTGCGGATTCAAGGGCAAGGCAATTCAATTTGACTGCCATCACCTGCCGGGATATGAGAAGACGAAACCCATTAGGGACTACAGGAGAATGGGAACCCGTCAGCAATTTATTGAGGAGCTTGAGAAGTGCGAACTTCTATGTGCAAATTGCCACAGGCTGGAGCATTCCTCTTGACAGAAAACATAGGACACCTATGTTATAATTATTCTACCACACAAATGGTTCGTGTGTTAGTTGGTTCATATAGTAATACAAGGTAAGCCGAAGGAGTAATCCCAGGCGCAGTGCGGTTTTCATGGACCGCGCTTTTGTTCAATCCTTGGAGGGGCTGTTCCGTGATACACATCCGGAGCAGCCCTTTTTACTTTAAGTAATTCGACCGAATAGTTATGGCCTCAAGAACATCTTTTCTGCTAGGATCCTTTTCAAGATACTTCATAAGTACTTTTTCATTTTTATCAGCACCTATTCGTAGCAGGAAGTCAACCTTTGGCTCAATGTCCAAGCTAATTACTAATTTATCTATATCAGAGATGTTGAGTGCCTGTGTCTTCAACTGCCTCCTGTAATAGTTACGAAGTTTAATTTTGTCTGGGTTATCATCAGACAACGCTAGGATTGCTTTTTCCTTATCTCCTTCAAGATTGTCATACTTCTCAGCAGTGCTTTCTTTCACGGATCGAGACATATCTGTGTAGTTCCCTGAAAGAATATCTAGTATATCCATGCTGGATAAACCGCCTTCTTTCATGAGGCCAATCTTTTCGTCCAGGGAATAGTTGAGTGGTTCTACACCCATGTTTTTATAATGAATTCTAGCCTGATCTAGCCTATTGCTACGGGCTGTATTCATCTCATTGTATGTAGCATCTAACTCCTGCTGGCTTATGTCCCCTGCAACTTTTTTCCTAAACGCGGAAGTGTATTTGCCCTTAGCTGTATTCATCATACTAGAGGATTCTGCAAATTTAGCTCTAAAGGAACGATCAGCGTCGTATTCATACACCCTCCATCCAAACAGGCTTTGAACATTTTGTGCTATTGTTCTATTGCCTATGCCGTTGTACGCATCTTTAAAGCGTTCAAATGTTCTAACTGAGCCTGGCTTAATTATGTCATCATAAATTGTGGAGGCTATTACCTTAGTTCTTGCAGCAAGACTTGGGTCAATGTAAATTGGCTTACCTCGTTCGTCGTAACCGCTAGTAATTTTTTGAATAGTTTGTAGCCCCAACGAACCTCCCTCTGAAAATACTCTGCCCTTCAGTATAGAAGCGTATTCTTCAAATGGCTTTTCTTGGAACCCCGCAGAAAAAGCATCTCCCATAGCTATTTGAGGAAGAATATATTCAGGTGGCACAAACACTCCTCTTCTGGGGTTATCCTTATTAGGATTAATAATAGCTACAGTACCATCCATCCAGAATGGAAGAACGGATTCTTCAAATGCTTGAACTGACTTATCATCCAGACCGTTTTCTTCGTTCTTGAGATTGACTACTACCTTAGCTCCAGCGGTAAATAGACCAAAGGCTGCCAATCGTTTTGCTCCTAATGCTCTCATAGCAGTAACACTTGCCCTTGACGGATCAAGACCAAAGTCCCTACCAAAATTACCCCGAAGCATTTGCAAAGCAAACTTGCCTTGGTTGTAAGATATTCTACTTAACTCAGCGAAGTGAGCAATAAATGGTTGAAGGAATCCAACTCGACTGCCCTTCCTAACAATTTCACTTAACTTATCGTAGTTAGGAAAAGTATCATTAGTCATTCGAGCAGCCGCAGCTTCAATTTGTTCTGCCGTATAGTCAGGGAAAACCTTTTTTAGTTGCGTCTGAGTGCCTTTCCAAGTGACATAACGCATAGCAACATCCAATGCAGAGTACGCCTTACCACCAAGATCAACCGCTTTGCCTACAAGGTTTTTGTTAAGAATGTTAAAACCTCTTTTTAGGGTAGCTTCCATATCCGCAGCATCAATACTTTTCGGACGAAGGTTGTATAAATCCATCTTATCGAGGTCAGCGTAAAATGCTTTTTTGGCTTCCGGAGATTTACCGGCTACAAACTTTTCTAAACTTCTGAAACTAGCAGCAGCTTTTCGCATACCAGAAAAATTAGGCATGACCCCGTTGGCGGCAGCAGAAGTAACCGCACCTATTGCAGCTACAGGATATGACCCTATGTTACCTATAACCTTAGTAAACTTTGCAAAAAAGTTTACAGTAAAAAACGATTTAATAGCTCTGTCCGTAAGATCTCTGATGGGTTCATTAATTATAGGACCGTATCTTAATTTATAGATAGAATCAGCAACCTCTGGATCAACAAAGATATTGGTTTTTCCGGAGACAGTTTTTAGCTTAAGCTCAACTTGACCCTCTCGAAGAGTTCTGCTAGCGACACCACTGTTCAATAAAAGATTAGCTATCTCTGCGTCCTCTGCCTTAGCGGATGCAAGTCTTGATAATCTTCTTGAGGTAATTAATGCTCGTTCTGCTGGGTCCTTGATTTCACCTAGCCAAGCTCTTTCAGCTTTACCCGGATTAACACGTTTGCGTAAAATATTTTCGGACTCCGATGGTCTTAACCCTGATTTGGATTCCAGCTCCCTTGTTTTAGCGGAGTTGCCTTTTAGCTCACTAATTTTCTTTCTTGCCTCGGTGGCTGCCTTCTTTGAAGACATACCGGATTGTATATAATTAAATTTTATTTCTTTAAAAGCCGCCTCCTCCAGTATATCGTCGGGCTTATAGTTAGGGTCCTCAAACAATCTATATGGTTGAGTCAAATACCCACCAGTTGTGTCCATTGATTCTTCTAGGACTGTTCTAAGACTTTCTTTGATTTCCGGGGATAAGTCCATAAACGCCTGGTCATCCATTCCGCCAATCAATCGTTCCCTGAGTTTATTGGTTGATGAACGCCATGCCGATAACTCTGTTTGTATAGGGGCTAGCGACGGATCTAA